CAGCTACTGCATTAGGAGGACCAGTAGTAGGTGATATTGTTAATGGTTTTCTTTACGAAAGAGGAATAGTAGAAACAGCTGCTCGTAAAATGCCTTTGTATGGAAGTAAAAATATTATTAAAAGATATACTGGTTTTGATATGGATAAAGTAGTAGAAAGAGCAAAAGAAATTGATGAGCCTTTTGAAAAAGCTCTTGACGAAGCTTTAGAAGATTGGTCATTAACAAAAGAAAGAAAATTTAATTATTAAAGGAGTTAATATTGTTAAGAATTAAAACAGTTTCTAAAGATGTTACAGATGTTAAAAATGAGCCAGCTAACAGAATAGACCCTTTAACTGGTTATCCTTATTCAATTCAATCTGATATTACTTTACCTGAATTTAAAAAAGAAAAAGAAACAGAAATGGAAAGATTGGGTTTTGCTAAAGGTGGTAAATTTAATAGCAACTCTAATAATAAATCTGCTCCTTTAAATAGAAATGAAGTAGCTTTTAAAATTAAAATTAATGCTGCTTCTTTTACTGAAGAAGAAAAAGAAAAAGCTTTTAATGAGCTATTAAAAAATATAGATAATTTTGAAACATAAAATGTTACTTTACACTGAAAAACAACTAGAAGAAGCTTGGGAGGAAAACTGCAAGGTTAGAACACATCTTGGTTTACCTTGGTTTACTATGGAAGACTATAGACCTTTGTATGAGGTAGAGATGGAAAAGTTTATGTTAGGAGAATTTGAATAATGGGATTTCCGTTTGAAATAATTACTATGTTAGCCTCGACAATTCTTGGCGGAGTAATGAGTATCTGGGCTGAAAGTCGTAAGGCTAAAGCAGAAAATGAAAAGCTTCTTATAACTCGTGGTGAGTTTGATATGAAAGCTAGAAAGCAATCTATTGAAGCCGGACAAAAAGATAAAGGCTTTGCTTGGACTAGAAGAATTATAGCTTTAAGTTCTGTGTTTGCTATTGTTGTATTTCCTAAACTAGTTGCTGTGTACTATCCAGATGTATTAGTAACAGTAGGGTATACACAATGGAATCCGGGCTTTATGTTTTTTACAGAAGGCAGAGAAATATTTGAATGGATAACTTTCGAGGGCTTGGTAATAACTCAGTTAGATACTAACCTAGTATCAGCTATTATTGGCATGTACTTTGGTGGTAGTTTAGCAAAAGGAAGATAATATGAATACAACTCAGTGGATGAAGTTATTAGAAACTGTTGGTATTCCAGCAGCTTTTGCTGTTGCTGCAGGGTTTTTAGTGTGGAAACTATTTAACCACCTAATCGCCGACGTTCATAAGAAATTAGATGCACAACACGGCATGATAGTAGCTTTAATAGATAGAGTAAGACAAATAGATAATGACATAATAAGAATAGATACAATGTGTAGAACCGCTATGGGCGTTCCCGTAGATGTAGATAAATTAGCAAGAGCAGATGGAAAAAAAGACCAACGAAAAGATTGAGGAAATAATAGAAATGAAAATACTAAGTACAATATTTATAATCTTGGTACTAGGTGTTAGTGGCTTTGCTGATGCCGATGAAATGGTACACAAATTTAAAAACCCTAGTTTTAGTGGTATAGGAACTTCAGCACATTATCTTACGATTGAGAATCAAGAACACATGCGTAAGATGACAATTAAAGAAGAAGTAAAAGCTTTACAAGAACAAATAGAAAGAGATAAAGAGAATACAACTCTAGCAAGATTTGTAAGAAACTTAGAGTCTAGAATTTATGCACAACTATCTAGACAATTAGTAGAAAATTTATTTGGAGAAACCCCTAGTGATAGTGGGATATTAGAATTAGAAGGCAACACTATAGAATTTGAAGTTGTCGACGGAATTATAACATTAAGGATTACAGATAGTGACGGGAATACAACAGTTATCAGTTTGCCTATTGGCGATTTTACTTTCTAGTTGTGCAGTAATAGCGAAGAACGAAGATTTAGTTATATCACAAGACAGGAAACCTGCTCAAGTTTTAGATTTGCAATCAGAAGAATTAGCAAATTTACCACCTGCAGAACATAGACCTGTTATTGCAGTATATGCTAATAGCTTTCAAGATTTAACAGGACAAAGAAAAAGCAACAGTAGCTTTGCTATGTTTAGCACAGCAGTTACACAAGCTCCTGAAGCTTTACTCATTAGGGCTTTAAAACATGCTGCTGATGGAAAATTTTTTAGAGTTGTTGAGAGAGTAGGATTAGATAATCTTACTAAAGAACGACAACTTATTAGGTCAACCAGAGAAAACTTTGAGGAGGATACAAAACTTCAACCTTTATTATTTGCTGGTCTTATAATACAGGGTGGTGTTTTATCTTATGATACCAATATTGAAACTGGGGGATTGGGTGCTAGGTATCTAGGAATAGGTAATAGTACTCAGTATAGAGAAGATGTAGTTACTATTTCATTAAGATTAGTTTCTGTGTCTACTGGTGAAGTATTGATGGAGACTACGGTTTCTAAAAATATTTTATCAACAAGTGTTTCTCAAGATGTTTTTCGTTTTATTGAAATGGGTACTGAACTCGTAGAAATAGAAGGAGGCATCGCTGAGAACGAAGCTGGTTCTATAGCTTTGCAAAAGGCAATAGAAGCTGGCGTATTAAATTTAATAAAAATAGGAATAAATAGAGGGTATTGGAAATATGAAAACTTTGAAATTGATAAGCCTTGTGATGTTGATGCTGACGAGTGCATTGATATACGGGGATGATAATGAAATCTATATAGACCAATCAGGCGATACTGCTAACATAGATTTAGAACAGCTTGGTGGTGGAAACATCATCGGTGGTTTAAATTCTTCAGCAGGAAATCTAACTGCATTAGACTTAGATGGCTCTACACTAACTCTAGATATTAACCAAATAGGGGATAATAACTTATTCTATGGTGATATTTTAGGAGATAGTATTACAGGCTATTTTAATTTTGATGGTAGTTCAAATGAATTTACTATTCAAGTTGACCCAACTAATACCTATGGTGCTGATAGCTCAGACTTCAATGTTCAAGCTACTGGTGATAGCAATGACTTTACATTAAATGTAGGGACAAGTTCTATGGCTAGTAATACTGACTTGGACTGGGTTATAAACGGAAGTTCAAATACACTGGACTTCGACATCAATTATGATGGTGGCACTTCGTGGGTTGATATAGATGGTGATAGCAACAATGTAACTTTTGACGGTAGTGGATATGCTGGCGGGTACTTTTACCTAGACCAGACAGGTGATTCACGAACTTTTAATATTACACAGGCAAGTACATTAAATAATGATTGGCTTAAGATTATTTCTTCTGGTGATAACGGCAGCGTTTGCGTCATACAAGATGACGGCGGAACAGCAGTCGGATGTTAGCATAGGAAATATTACAGAACTTAAAGGTAATGGCAGGGTCGTTAGGGAACATGCACCTTATGATGCTGCCTTATCTTTTGGTATAGAAAGTTTTGATAATGTAGAAACTTCTAATGGTAGGATGGGTATTACCTTCCTTAATGATACCCAAGTTCGTCTGACCGAGCATTCTGAATTGCTCATAGATGAATTTATTTATGACCCTAATCCATCTAAATCTAGGATGGCTCTTAATTTTACTAGTGGAACTGCTAGGTTTATTACTGGTAAACTAAACAACATCAATAAAGAAAACATTGCTATTAAGACACCAAGTGCAAATGTGTCAATTCGTGGTACAGACTTTACTCTGACAGTAAATGAACTAGGTGAATCTCTTATTATATTACTACCTAAAGATGATGGTACTCCAAGTGGAGAAATACTTGTAGCTACTGCTGCAGGTGAGGTAGTACTTAATCAGCCCTTTCAAGCTACTACAGTTTCTATGTTTGAAACTGAACCAACTAAGCCAGTTATACTTGATATCACTACTCAGTTAATTGACAATATGTTAATTGTTAATCCACCTAAAGAAGAAATAAGTTTAACTGAAACAACAACAGATACCAGTAGTAATAATATATTAGATGTAGACTACTTAGAATTTGAAGACTTAGATGTAGACTATTTAGCTCAAGATGATTTAGAGTTTAATGAGCTTGATATAAATTATCTTGATGTAAATTTTCTTGAAGACCTTTTAAATATTATTGAAGATATCAATGAGCTTGACCAAACAGAAACTTTATTACAAGCTGACTTAGATTTAAAAGGAACTTCATTTGGCTTTGATGCTGAAACACAAATCAATACTTTTACTACTGATAATACTTTAACTTTCTACAAAGCCTTAGAAGATACTGTAAGAATTGATTTAGATAAAGGTAGTTCTTATACAGTTATACTTGTACAGAACGGCAAGAGTACACAGATTATTGTTAATGGTGGCAGCTCTTCTAAGATAACAATTAAACAGAGCAGTTAATATGAAGTGGTCAATACCTTTACTAGCCCTACTAATCGTACCTTTACTTTTTAATTTTGTACCCTTAGAAATACTAAGATTAAAAACCTTTGATACCTTTGTAGAAACTCCAGAGCCTTCTGGACATTTTGTTATTCTTAATATAACAGAAGAAGATGTACAAGAAAGAGGTGGTTATCCTTTTCCTCGACAAGACCTTGCTCAAATTCACATTGATTTATTAAATAACGGAGCTATTGGAGTCGGTTGGGTTATACTGTTTCCTCAAGAAGATAGATTTGGTGGCGATAAAGATTTTAGTACAGCTCTAAGTTATTCACCTAGTATCTTAGCTATGCCTGAATTTGATAATGGAGAATATCCAAAGACACACGGTACAGTTATACTTGGTCCAGATGTAGTCTTACCTAAAGCTACGGGCTTTCTACAAAACATTCCCGAACTACAAAGTTCTGCTTCTCAAGGTGCGGTATCTGCTCCAGTAGATGTTGATAACCTTGTTAGAAGATTACCTTTATTACAACAAACACCCGACGGTTGGGTTGCTGCTTTTGCTACTGAAGTATTAAAAACTTTAGTAGATGCTTCAACCTATCAAATAAAAACAAATGAAAATGGAGTAGAGCAAATTAGAGTTAGAGGTTTACCAGAAATAAATACAGATAGTATGGGTAGAAAATGGATAAGCTGGGTTGACACTCCACAGACTACACTAAAAGAAATGGATGTTGAAGGTAGGTTTGTATTTGTTGGTGTTACTGCAGCAGGAGTAATGCCTCAACTAGCTACACCAAAGGGCTTATTAGAACCTCACAAGATTCAAGCGGCTCTTGCTGAAAGTATTTTAATTGAATCACCTCAGATACCAGACTATAGATTGTTTGTTGAACTATTATTATTATGCACTTCAGTCTTGTTGGTGGCTTTTGTTGTTAGTTACTTTGGACTTACTTGGGGTATAGCATTAGCAGGAACTGCAATGTCCGGTGTAGCCTACCTAGGATATTACTTTATTTCTATAGGATATCTAATAGATGTTACTTGGAGTTTGATAAGTATGTTTGTGGTAGCTGCTCAACAGTTCTATTTAAACTTTAGAACTCAGTTCAAACTTAGACAGCAGATTAAAAAACAATTTGGAACTTATCTATCTCCAGACATGGTAGCTATGCTACAAAAGAATCCAGAGCTTCTTAAGCTAGGTGGTGAGAGAAAAGAGATGACGTTCTTGTTCACAGACATTATGGGCTTTACTCCTGTATCAGAAGTATTTAAGAATAATGATGACCCTGAAGGTCTAGTAGAACTTATCAATACTTACTTAGATAAGATGACAAAAATTATACTAGCTAATGGTGGAACAATAGATAAGTATATGGGTGATTGTATCATGGCATTTTGGAATGCTCCTCTACCTTGTAAGAATCATGCAGAGTTAGCTATTAAATCTGCAATAGAAATAGAACAAGCAACAGTAGAACTAAATAAACAATTTAAAGAACAAGGCTTAGACTTACCACCTATCAATGTAGGGACTGGAGTGAACTCCGGAATTTGTATTGTGGGGAATATGGGAAGTGAAACTAGGTTTGATTACTCAGTAGTAGGTGATGCAGTTAATTTATCAGCTAGACTTGAAGCAACTGCTGGCAGAAATGATTACAAACAATGGAAGATTATTATTTCTGAGTACACTAAAGAACTAGCGGGTGATGTTTTTGATTACGAAAAGATAGATAGTATTATGGTCAAGGGTAAATCAGAGCCAATTACCATATATTTCCCTCAAAATAAGGCTAAATCCTCGTAGAGCTACTCAGAGGCTCTCTAAGAACTTTTATTAAAAATTAAAGGCATATCATTACTAACATTAAAAGAATGTCTTACACGGGATTGTGTGAGGTCAATTTTTTAAAAATTAAGAAAATATTACAGTAATAAGATTCTTTATTAAAAAAGCTAGACCAACTGCATTTAATATTATTAATGCCCTATCTTTCCAAAGTAATCCTACGAATAACCAACCTGATACTCCTATAATAGATAAACTTAAATCATATAATTGCATACCTTCTATGCCTCGTAAAGACATAGCAGTTACAATTATAAAACTTGATATCCATTTAACATACCAAGACATATCTCCTTTCGGAGTAGCCGACTTAAATATCCTTTTGGAATTTTTTAATTCTTCTAAATCAAACTTCATTTGTTACTAAAGCATTAACTTCTCTTTCTAAAAACTTATGTAGAGGGTCTAACTTAGTCTTTGCGTTTCTAATAATATTTTTAATTATTTCTTTTTCACAAATCGAAAACACATTATCAACTTCATTCTCTGGAAGCATACTAAGTTCTGTCACTATTTTGTTTTCTCTGGTCAGTAATACTTTAAAGCTTATTAGGTTCGCTTCTTTCTGGCTCATTTGTATTCTCCAAGTTACTAAATGTAACTTTATCTTGTCGTCCTCTTAGCCCTGCTTTCATATAAGAAGTTGCTCGACCCTCAAAAAAGTTTTGATGTTCAACTCCCATTACTTCATCTATCCAAGTAAGAGGATTCTCTTTTTGATTGTAGTTAGTTTTAAGACCTAACTGTAAAAGTCTTCTATCTGCGATGTAACGGTTGTACTTATACATATCTTCTTTAGTTAATCCTTGAATGTTACCCATTTCAAAAACTAAATCTAAAAATTTATCTTCAAGCTTAACCATCTCTCGGCATATCTGATATATTTCTTTTTTAAAGTCATCTGTCCATATATCTATATTTTCTTGTATAAATTGTCTGAATAATTTTGTCATTGCTTCTACATGCATAGATTCGTCACGAATAGAATATGTAACTATCTGTCCCATGCCTTTCATCTTACCGAACCTTGGGAAGTTTAATAAGATTGCAAAGCTACTAAATAATTGTAGCCCTTCTGTAAAAGCTGAATAGACCGCTAAAGTTTTAGCTATACTTCTTTTATCTTGTCTAGTTGTTTTAATATCATTGATGTACTCATGCTTGTCAGACATCTCTTCATATTCAGCAAAGGCTTTATATTCATTGTCTGGCATACCAACAGTATCAAGTAATAAACTGTAAGCATGTTGGTGAATAGATTCCATATTGGCAAATGAACCCATCATCATTCTAGCTTCTGGTTTCTTAAAGATACGCATGTACCTATCAATATAACCTGCACCTACATCTACATCTGATTGAGTAAACAATCTAAATATCTGTGTAAGTAAATTCTTTTCTACCTCAGTAAGGTCTTGCCAATCTTTGACATCTGTATGTAAGGGTACAGATTCTGGCATCCAATGCATTTGGTTTTGTAAGACATAGTAGTCAAACATCCAAGCATCATCAAATGGTTTATAGTATTCTCTCGTTCCCAACAAGCTCATAATCTAATTCTCTTAATATTTTAATATACTCTACTGCTTCTGCGTAGTCTTTAAATAACTTATCAATAGTCTCAACCATATCAGGATGGTCAGCTACTGCAACTGGGTCACTAAGATATAATTTTAAATTAGTCTTAGCTATCGTTTTTTGTGCTTCATATTTTTTTTCTAAAGCTTTAAATAATTCTCCGTTCATTTACTCTTCCTCTTTTAATTTTTGTATAACAAAATCTTTAAACATATTTTTTATTTCATTCATTTCCCATCCTCTTCTAGTATGGTACATGTATTCATAGATTAAATCATCTGTTGCTTTAACTTCCAAATTAAGTTCTCGCATCCTATCACGAATACAATCTGTAGTTACTACCCAAATAACAAGAGAATCATTATCATCTTCCCATTTAGATAATGTCTCCCAATTTACACTTTTATGAATATCCATTTATCCTTGTCCTCTATATTTTTTCCAAGACCTCTTTTTGTTTTTATTCATCCGAGAAAAACCTACATTGTTTCTCCCGATAGAAGTCTTCTTACCTCTTGCTCCTGTTACTGGTTTATGTCCTGTTGTAAACTGTAGCTTTGATTTCTTAGGCATTATCCCTCACAAGCTATACAGCCTTCATCTAATTTTATTCTAGGTATTTTAACATTTACATTCTCAGCATTCCTAGCTGCATTTGACCTAAAGTAATATAAAGATTTTAATTTATTAGCTCCATACCAATGTACATCATTAACATACTGCATGTACTCATCGTGTATTGCTTGAGATTCAGTAGCTTTAGGTAAAACAAAAAATAAATTTACTGATTGAGATTGACAAATAAAATCTTGTCTTTGATGTGCATGTTCTACAACCCAGATTTGATTTATTTCATTTGCTGTTTTAAATATTTCTTTTTCTTCTTCAGTTAATACTTTTAAATGCTGAACAGAACCATCTTGTCCTGCTATATCTTTCCATAACTCAATTAATTTTTTACCTTTGATTCCTTTAGTTTTAAAAAGTTTTTCAAGATATTTATTCTTTACTTGGTAGCTTCCGGATAAAGTCTTGTGTGTATAAACATTAGCCCTATACGGCTCAATCGAAGGAGATGTTCCGCCACAAATAATACTAGAAGAAGCATTAGGAGCAACAGCGAGAAGGTGAGCAAACCTAAGCCCACTACCAGAAATATCAGGAGCTTCCCCCCTCGAATCAGCAAGTCTTTCAGAAGATTCCAAAGATTTTGTCTTGATGTGTTTAAACGCTTTATGATTAAATCCAGATGCGTAGATACTTTCAAAAGGGATTTGTTTAGATTGAAGGTAGGCGTGAAACCCCATCGCTCCCAAGCCAATCGACCTTTCTCTGTAAGCTGAGTAAGCAGCTTTAGTAAAACCTCTTTTACCTTTTCGTATGTATTTTTTAAACCTTTTAAAATTTGCATTATATTCTCCTAGTTTTTCTGTATCAATAGCATTATCAATAAAGTGTTGTAATACATTATCTAACATTGTTATTAAATCTGCAATAAAAAAAGAATCTTTTGACCATTCATCAAAGTGTTCTAAATTAACTGAAGACAAACAACAAACAGCTGTTCTTTCTTCATCTGTTGGTAAAGTTATTTCAGAACATAAATTACTTTGTTTGATTTCTAAGCCTAAGTCTTTTTGTTTTTGTGGTAAAGCTTCATTACACTTATCTATATTAACAATGTAAGGCTCTCCTGTTTCAGCACGAGCATTTATTATTTGCCACCATAGCTCTCTGGCATTAATAATTTTAGTTGGCTCATTTGTTTTAGGGTCTATCAATCTCCAATCAGCATCTTCTTCTACTGCTTTAAGAAATTCATTATTAATATTAACTCCATTGTGTAGGTTTAAACATTTTCTATTTATATCTCCACCGGATTCTTTTCTCATATTTATAAACTCTTCAATCTCAGGGTGCCAAACATTCATGTATGCTGCATAGCTACCTCTTCTTGTTACACCTTGATTGAAGGCTAACATCTGTGAGTCTACAACATGCATAAAGGGGATTGAACCAGTAGACTTACTACCGTGAGCAGTAGATATACCATTACTACGAACGTCTCCCCAGTATCCACCGATACCTCCACCCGAGCTTGCCAACCATATATTCTCATCATAATGAGATGAAAGACCAGTCCTGCTGTCAGGTACATAATTAAGGAAGCAGCTAATAGGAAGCCCACGCTTGGTTCCCCCGTTACTAAGTATAGGGGTGCTAAACATAAACCAACAGCGGGAACTGTAGTTATAAAGTCTTTGAGCGAGTTCAAAATCTGTGACACCTTTGAAGGTGGCTCCGAAGACGGAGGCTCTTGCGAATGCTTCTTGTGCATGTGTTTCTTCTCCTGTGAAATATCTATCTTTTAAAGTATCTAAACTAAATTTATCTAAAATTTTTTCATTGTCGTAATTTATTTTTATACCTAAGTATTCTTTTGTTCCTATTTTATCTACCATTATTATCCTTTTTTATATAAGGGTCTGTACCATCGTGAATGTATAATAATATAATTGCATAATGTAATATCTTCATAATGTCTTTTCTATTATAACCATTTTTATTACCGTATCTTTTAGCATATTTAATTATATTACCAATACTAAAACCTACTCCATGTCCTGCATCTATAATAATATCTGTAGCTTGATATTTATTTACAGCGTAATGTTGTTTGTATGTATCATCAATATAATCTTTTAATTCTGCTATTAAATCATCTTCATTAAATTTATACATTTGGTATTCCTAAATCTTTTAATGTTATGTCTGGATTTTTCTTTACTTGTTTATAAAACCAACGCAATGAGTAAGCACTCAACATAAATCTATTGTTAGCATAGATGTGAGTTTGCTCTGGTAAAAATTCTTTCAAGTTCTTTAAACTAATCCTAGTAGCATCTTCTCCTTCTGGAACCATTGATTGCAACCATTGAATTAATAGTTCTTCGCTTTTTCTTCTTAATCTTTTTGCTTTTTTTCCATTCATAATAATTCCTCTACATTAGGTTCCTTAACTATCTTGGTAAAATATACTGGTCCTTTAGCATATTTAAACACACGAAGACCCTTTCCATCATTGGAAGAGGCTCGACATGTAAATTTATATGGGCAGAAAGTACACTCTCTAGGTAACTTCATGTTACCAGACTGACCTTCCGGTACTGCAGTAAAGCAATAATCAGGTGGAGAATCCGACTTGATAATTTTTTTTACTCTATCTATTTTAGACTTTATATTAGGTTTGTCAAGTTCTTCAGGACGAAACAAGGCTAATTCTCCTGTTTCTTTATTGAATGCTAAAAATCCACCACCGTTTGTCTTCTCTGCTTCTTCATATCCGGCAAGCTGAGCCATATATCCAAAGGTATCTTGCTCTGCTAGTGTGCCTTCTTTAAACTTTCTAAAAGAATAACCAGAAGCAGTCTTAATATCTACTACTTCTCCGTCAATTTTACAATCCATGTGTCCTTTAATGCCTTTAACAGATACAGCCTTTTGTTCAGCTGTAACTCTATGTCCTGCAAGTTTAATAAAAAATATTAGTAACACTTCTAAGATATGTCCATATAAAAATTTAATAAAGGTAGAAGGTTGTAGCTCAGAGTCTTCATCTTTATCTTCATGCATGTCATACCATAACTGTCTTTCAGGCTTACCTATGTTAGACATTCTTAGGGTTTGAGTAGTTGCTTTGTTTCTTTTTACTGGAGTAGCCCATTCCTGCACACAACTAGCAATATCAACACCTAGTTCTTCTATTAATTTCTTAGGTATTTTAATTTTTTTACCGTCGGAAAGAACTCCGATAG